TTATGATTTTCCATTCTGTTTTTGAAATCGACAGGTTCACATTTCCATAAGTTGTTGTTTCTTTTTAAGCTTTTTTCTTCTGCAAGATAACGGCATATTTCTATGCCAGTTTCAAACCTCTGTAAAGGCTTAACTATTTTATTTAGTTTAGTTTTGTAGGCAGAGATAAGCATTTGTACTTCTGACTCTGGTAAATTTTGATAAATAGCCATTTTTTTTTGGGGTGATAGGTGAATAAAGACCCCACCTCAACGGGTGGGGCTGATAGGTTTACTTTTCTTTATGAAACTCAATGCAGTTTGAATAGCGGCCATTGACCTTTGCTATATAGAACTCATTGTTGATGATAACTTTATCTCCATGTGCAACTGCTCTTAAGCTGTGCATACGTTGGTTTGCCCTGATTTGCTCTTTGCTGTAATGACTGCATATCATTGAACCAGCGTTGATGCCTACATAAACACCATCACATAAATGCAAACTAACATTCCAGATTGTGTTTCTGTCATAGATGCGTTTCTCACCAGTTGGCTTGTAAGTGCCTTTTTGTAAATCTGGCTTGCCAACTCTTACTTTAAATTCATTTTGCCAGTCAAAAGAATCTTTGCTTGGTGTAAGTGTTTGATAAAGTGGTTCGCAAACTGTTTCATAGTCTTTGGCAGTTGCTTCACAGTGTTGCATTGTTGAATAGTAAAACTCAGTATTATCTGTTTGGTTCTCTTTAACCATTTGAGTAAGAGCTTTGATGCAATCTTGTGAAAACTCTTTTTTTTCTTGGGCTGTCATTGTCATGGCTTTAGCGAAGTGTTGTAAATAGAACCCATGTCTGGGTATGTATATATAATACATCTAAATACTTAATAATGCAAATCTAATACTTAATATATTAAGAATGTTATGAAATAGTAATAATATAATATGTATCTTGACGTATCACTACATATCATATATATTAATAGTAAGGCCGACAGGTCGTTCTTTCGCAAGGTATTTTAAATGAACTTCACAAGACCAAGAGCAAAAAAAGTAATTCAAGGCATTTTCACTGCTATGGATTGCGGCAAGTGGTTTACAAAACAGGACATCACACTCAGATTCATCAATGGCGGTTATGGTGGTGAGTTAGCTACAAGATACGCAGATGCGTTAATTGCAGCAAACACAGACATTAATCATTTCAGCAGATGGGAAGTCAGAGGAACTAAGTGGTTAGTTTACAGAACTTATCAGGGTAACAAGTAATGAATCAACTATTTCTCTTTTTAAGTGCAGGGTCAATTATGACCCTTGCTCTTTCCTCTTCTTTGCATGATATGACAGTCAGAGATTGTGAGGTGTTTCAAGTGCAGTCTGCGTGTATTTACTTGGAGCAAAAGAAATGACAAAAGAATTTACTACTGTTATTGACATGGTTGGTCGCACCTGTATTAGACGTTGTGACAAAGAAAAGTTTATCTTTTGTTTTCCTACAGATGAATCATGTAAAGAATTTATTTTGTATAACACAAATAAATTTAATAATCATAAAGGATTTTTGCCTGATACATCAGTAATGCTTCCAACCACCATAAAAGAAGAAAACTTTGCAGATGTATTTAAAGTTGATTGGACTGCCAAAAAAGCAGATTTGCAATTTTCTGGAATAGATACAACTTCAACAGAATGGAAAGAGTTAGTAAAAAAAGACAAAATTGCTTTTGAAAAAAAACAAAAAAGAGGGTTTAAACAATGAGCAACTTTGAAGTCAAAAGAATTAATCAAAGGCTTGCTGAATTAGAAAAGCATCAGAAGTTGGTTTCTTACATACAAATGGCAATCTTTGAAATCAACGACAATTTAATACAAATTAAACAACGATTAAATGAGTTAGAGGCAAAGCCATGAGAAAACATACGATAACCATCTACACAAATGATGAATGTTCACTTTGGGATATTATGCGAGAGATAAATTTTCAAATTGACCGCAAAGTATTTGATAGGCAAAACATCAGGCAGCGTAAATTTAGCGGTACATGGGAAGTAGAAAAAGAATCCACTTCCCCGACTTGGCCTTATTGGGGTAATTATGAAACTGTTGCTAAGTGGGAATCAAACATAGTTCCCAATTCTGAATTTATTAAATTTCAATCAGAACAAAAAAAGACTTCCAGAAACCACCCCTGATCTCTGGAAGTATCCACATTGCAAAGCGTCCTTTGCATTTTTATTTTAACAAATGGAATCATTAGAAACTACAACACGCATTGAAGGGCATAACGTCCTCGAAAGCGTTTACAGGGCAGATAAGGCTATTGCTGCATCTGACTTAAAATATGCCGTTAGTAATGGCTTACAGGCTTTTCATACATACAAATATGGAATAGATAACCCTCCAAGAGTTGCAACACCAGCTATGAAGTTTGGGTCTATGTTTCATAAGGCAATTTTAGAGGCTGATGACTTTGCAAACTCTTATCAACTCCTTGACGATAAAAGGTCAAAAAGAGGTAAAGAACTTGCACTTGCTTTTCAAACAAGAGGCATTGAAACTTACACCTCAACAGAATTTGACACTATCGCAGCAATTAGAAAGTCACTAGAAAAAGATGCTTTTGTTTCTAAATATCTTATAAATGATATTAAGGGTGCATCTGAGCAATCTTATTGGTGGACTCATAAGGCAACAGGTCTGCAATGCAAATGCCGTTGTGATTATGTTGTTGATGATATGGTGATTGATCTTAAAACTACAGGCGAAGGTGGTGCATCAGCAGATAAGTTTACAAGAACTATCTGTTCATTTTTTTATCATTTGCAAGCTGCTCACTATTTGCAAGGTACGGAAGCAAAAAGATTTATTTTTGTTGCTGTAGAAAAAGTATGGCCTTATACAATCGGTGTTTATGAGTTATCTGGAAGTTTTATAGAAAAAGGCTTTCAGTTACAAGAGCAAACATTACAGCAAATCAAACAAGCCCAAAAATCTGGTATCTGGGCTGGTCATAGCGATCAAGAACCAGATGGAATCAAAACCCTCACCCCACCTAAATGGATTTAATTATGACTAGACCACTTTTAACAGGCATTATCCAACCAGAAGATATTTTCTTTAAAGGTAAGTATCAATATGTTTACTTTACAGATCCAGAAGGCAATCAAACTAGCTCCTTTCCTTATCCAATTATGGATAATAGAAACAATCCTATTAAATGGGATAAGATTTCTTCAAGAGATATAACAGACTCACACCGCAGAGCTTTATGTGCTTGTGCTGCTTTTACTTTTTCTCTTGGCTCAGAGTTATGGACAGGTAATGAAATAGTAGGATCAAAGGAAATTAAAACAAACACAAAAGATAGATCAGCCGCACCAGCAGAGACAATCTTTGTACTAGCTTCAAATGCTATACAAAAAGCTGAAACCATAGAAACCTTAATGGGGCATGGTCAAAATGTAGAAGTTAGATATACACAGGGCAAACTAACTCAAGATGAATATACAGAATTAAATAAACAAATTAATATTAAAAAAGAACAACTTGAGGTGAACACATGACCATTACAGAAACTAGATATTTAACAACAGAACAACTTGCTGAAAGATACGGCAAGAATCCAATAACCATCAAAGCATGGCGATGGAAAAACTACGGCCCTCCATACTTCACTTTAAAACCAACAGAAGTTCCAAAAGGGCAACCCCGAACAAGATACCCCTTAAATGATCTTTTGGTCTGGGAAGAAATAAACAACATTACACCTATCAACTCTTTTTAATATGACAAACGCAGCTTTTAACGCAAAATTCAGAATTGTTGACAATAACAGTGACCGAGAAAATGCACCAGAAAGAAATCTTATTATTGATATTTCTACAAGAGAGGCTTTAAAAATGGCTAAATGGTTAGAAACTATGGCCTCTAATGCCACACAGGAAAATACAACAATCCGTATTTATAAAAGCAAATCAGAATATACCGAAGTTGATGGCTTTTCTATTTGGGGCGGTATGTGGGGCAACTCTGGAAGAATACAACCTTTGAACCCTAAACCAGCGTCACAAAGAACTATTGATGTAAAGGCAAATCAATCTGAACTACCATCTGATATACCTTTTTAAATGAGTGATTGGATAGTTGTGCGGTTTCCAAATAATCCCTACATAGGCCAGATTTATTACAGCCCTGACACTGAAAGAACTTTTGAGTTTTGTGAAACTACAAAAACAGATGAACTAACAGGTATGGTTATTGAATCTGCTACTTGGTTTGATATTACTGATAAAGATTTGATTTAATCTTTTCCAAATAAAACATATAAAAGGCGACTTTTAAAAGTTGCTTTTTTTTTCTTTAAATCTGCCTCATATTTAAAAATTACGTCTTGCTGGTCACATATTATCTCTAATGCCATACTGACAAAATGGCCTTGTTTACTTGCTGTCTTTAATAAATCAACAGCATACATTTTTACCTCATTAATATCAGTTTCTTTTTCTATTACGTTTATTTGTTTTTTCATTTCAAACTCTTCCTCAAGAGTCATCTTAGAATTTAAAACTTTTATTATCTGTTTCATTTAACTGGAAATAATTTACTTTCTAATAAATCAACTAAAGAATTATCAATATCGTTGTCAGTTTTATCTACGCAGTAGCGTAGAATTTCAAGACACAATTTTCTGAGACTCTCACTTCTAGCAAAATTTAAAAGTAATGGTTTTAATAAAGCTGTCATTTTTCTAATATGTTTCTTTCCAAACATACCAATATTTGCTATTTTTGGCTAACTACCTAAATTAGCAATACATGCTATCTCCTCACACATTAGGTAGTTACAAATCATGGAAGATCAAGAACCAAGCAAAGTAGAAACCATTGTAAAAATCTGTATTCTGATATGGTCTGCCACATTATTAAGTCTTTCTTACTATGAGCCAGCAGACGGCAAGAAAATTGTAGATTTTGATCCAACATTTATTGCAAGTATTTTCTCAGCTTCTACCGCTTCGCTCGGTTTATCCATCAAAGGTAATAGAAATAACAACAAAAAAGACGTTATAGTGGATAATAAGAACAATAATGTAGGTATTAAATGAAAAAACTGCTACTTATTGCCTGTTTTATGCTCCCTTCAGCCGCTTTTGGTGACGTTGTGCATAAAATGACGAACAGCATACAACTTACAACAGATGGGGCTTATAGTATTGGATCAAGAGGCAGTTCAACATATTCAGTATCAGGAAATAATATTAAAGTTTCAGATAGTGCA